AATCGTTGTCTTCATCAAAGCTATGCTGCCCACATACCGGGCAGAGGATTTTCTCAGTCATCTTCGATTCCTTCCAGTTCAAGCTGACGTTTATAGTAATCTTCCCCATCGTCAGGCTTGAACATCGTTCTTACGCCCTTCTCTGGGGAACCTTTTGCAAAGTCATTTTTCTTCGCGTCATACCTGCACACAAGGCCCTCTTTTGTCTTGTAGCCTTTTATGCCGTTTCCGCACGGGCTTTCCAAAAGTTGAACCGCCCGCTTTTCGTACTGCTCCTTTGTCGTAATGCCATCGGGAGCGTACTCAGCGGCGTGGGTTCTGCCATTCTGCCAGTGGTTGTTCAGCTTCTGCTTGTTGGGAAATCCTTTCACCTTGAAAGTGTTCGCGCCTTTTGCCGAAACTGCGTTAGAATTTATTCTAGCATGACTTTGAGAATCATTCAAGTCTTTTGATGAATTTTCCTTGCTCGATGCATCTTTTGATGATGTAGAGCCGCCAGAACTGGAGAACCTTCCATCCTCATCGCGGTTGTGCTTGCTCTCGTCAAAATCATCCAGTGTAATGCCCAGCCGGTCAAGGTATTCTTTCACGCTTCTGAGAAACGGTTCAAACACAAGCCCGCCGGGCACATCCTGCTTCAAAATCTGTTCAGGGGGCATCCATGTAGCCGTGAACATCTCCTTTTGGTCGCATCGGGGCACACCATCGAAGCTATTGACGCGGTAGATCTGAACGGGAAGTACCTCATCCGGCTTGCCCTTGCAGTTGCCGAGATAAGTAATATCCCCCACGTCAATATTGAACTCTTCCTTTGCTTCCCGGCGGAACGCCACGCTCGGTGTTTCTCCGGGTTCGATGTGACCGCCAGGGCCGCACCAGCCTTGCCCATCAGAACGTTGTCCGCAGAGGATTTTCCCATCGTTCAAGACAAAGCCGGCAACATAACCGCATTCTCCTTCATCCGTAACCAGGTTGCCTGCCGCAGGCGGGTTCTGCGGATTGGTCGGCTGGGGAACGTCAGCCCCACCCAAGCCCCAGTCCTGATTGACATCTGCTTCTGTGATGATGTTTTCAGGGTCAAACTGTTCATCCTGCGCCAAGGACTGACGAACCTCGGGAATTTCCAAAATGCCAGCTGTAACGTAGGTAGACACAGTCTGTGCTCTGGTAAGTTGGGCCGCGGCATTCGCCTGGTCCTGCGTAGCCTTTTCATCATCAGACAGGCTCCATGCGCTCTTGTATGTGATGGTGTACTCCGGCACCTCTTTGATTTCGCCGTTCCACACCATTCCGCGCAGAATCAGTTCGACCAGCGTGCGGGTATTGTCCCGGAGGTCGCCAGACTGGATGCCGGACACAGCCTCCTTATAGTTCTCCATATCCCCTTCACCGGTAGCATTCTCGCCCGCTGGAGAGCGGCCAAAGAGCCTTGTTTGCGGGATATGGCTCACAGCGGACAGCATTGCGCAGGCATTGTCCAAGATGTCCTTAACGCCGGCCACAGACAGGGATTGAATGCCTACATCTTCGCCATCTGCATCAATAAAGACCATATTCAGCAGATTGCGGGCAAGGTCAAGCATTTCCATACGCTGAAGCACCGTATCGTCACCGTCTGCCGTGGACAGAACATTGGCAAGGTTCTTCATTTTGTATGTCACCATCGACAGCCGTTCCAGCAAGCGAATGGAGTAGCCCGGACCGATGCAGGCATTGCGAAGTTCTTCGCGGATGTGCATATACTCCGGTATGCCCCATGTGCGGTAGAGGTTTGACATCGTGGAGCCTTCGGGGATTTCTCCATTGTGGAACACTAAGCATCGCGAGGAATGCACTACATAGCTGCCGTACACACTGTTTATCTGATAAAACTCCGGGATGCCAGTTCCGCCTTTGCGGTAGTTTTCATCGTCAGGGTTGTTCTCATAGCCGTTGATCCACAGCGGAAACACCTCATTCCGTCCGTAAACCAGCAGTTCTTCCACGCCATGAACGTCCCGCCAGTTCAGCGGGTCCTGAAGAAGTCTACCATCATCCACCAGCATAACAACAGCAGAGCCGCCAAACAACCGTGCCCATTTTAACGCTTTCGCGAGTTTGCTTTGGTAATGGATAGTCTGCAGATGGTCGTCAAGACGCTTCTGCAAATCCTTATCCTTGATGCCAAGGTCGATACCATTCTTGGTGGCATCGTCTGCCGGGGCATCAATGATGGTCGAGAATAGCCCGTTTCCTGCATAAAGGTCGGCCAATTCCGCATCCGTCACAGCTGCACCGGTTGCCCACTGGTAATACTCGGTGCTGTCGTGCTGGGTGCCGTACTTGTTCAGCACATTGTAGTAACCGTCAAGGCGCAGCTGTGTTTTAATTTTTCCGGGAATGACTTTTTTCACGCTTTCTCCTTTCCGATTACGTTAAATCAGACTGCGTACATCAAAGATGCCGCCCTCGTACAGCGCAAGGGCTACCGCATCAGCGCGGTCAGGACTGGTCAGACCACGCTTTTTCAAGGCATCCTTGCTTTCAAGCTTCAACTTTGCTGGAGCACCACTAAAGATATATTTACGGGTGGTAAGCTGCCCTATCAAGGTTGAATCGTTCGGGATATGCAGGGTGCCCGCCGTGGCCATATCCCGTAGGACCGCCCACATCCACGTTGCGATATCTGCATAGCGCCCGGCGGCTTCCTTGTCCGGCACAGCGCTGGAGAAGTTTACCGGCACGACCATCAGCTTGGTTAGCTTCTGCCGAATCTTTTCTCGGTTGAGTATGTCGGTCACGCCTCCGCCAACGCCGGTGTCATCAATGACCGCATAAATAAGACCGCGGTACTGCGGATACGCTGCACGCAGGGTTTTATATATCGCAATGATATCGTCTGCCGTAGCGTACAGGTCTTGGCCGTGGCGTGTGACCAGCTTTTGGATATCTCCATCAATGTTCTGTGCAATGGCCGTATCATCGTTGCCGAAGCGGGCCACGTCACACCCAATGGAGATTCGGGCCGGAACATTGTGCTCCAGCGGTTCAGCATTGACAGCCCTTGTGGCGAGCGCCATCGGAATAAAGACATCGTCTTCATTCTCCGGGAACTCGCCATCCACACGGACACGAACAACGTTGCTGTTCTTTCCGAACTTCCGTTCCAGATCTGCAATGTTTTGTTTGTTGGTACGGGGGCTGTCCCGGCTTGACACCTTCATGCAGTAGTAGGACTGGGCATCCACGGTGTGCGAATCGTGAAATGTGCCGGTGTTCTGCGTTGGGTTTCCGCACATCAGCAGGCGGTTGTTATCGCCGGAAAGCGTACCCTGTATAGCCTCCATGATGGGGTCAGCAACGCCGGATGCCTCGTCCACCACGAAAAGCATATTGTCTTCGTGGAAGCCCTGCATATTCTCCGGCTTGGTGGCTGTGCGGGCTACGGCAAACCAGCGTTTCTCATGCCCTTTCATGTAAACGCGGGTCTTTGTCCAAACAAGCATAGCCCGCAAGACAGGGCTGCGTTCCTGCCACTTGGCAATCTCGGCCCAGAGGACATCGTTCAGCTGCTGGCGGGTCGGTGCCGTGCACACCACGCGGGGATACGGGAAGCAAGAAAGAAACCAAAGGACCAGGTTCGCTTCAAAGGCGGTTTTGCCAACGCCCTGCCCAGAGCGAATAGACACCTTGCGATGTTGCGCAATGGCCGTAGCAGCTTCTTTCTGCCACGGATCAGGCGCAAAGCCAGTCACCTCCGCAAAGAATTTGCAGGGATTTTTGCGGTACAAGGGCACCCGCCGGGCAAAGACTTCACGTTGCTTCATCGCCATCGTCTGCGCCCTCCGATTCCGCATCCGCGGCTTCAACGGCCGCAACCCAATCGTCTACCAACTCGTTCTTGCCGCTGTTGCTCATTCTGCGCAGGTCGGCAAGCTGTTGTATCACCTTGGACTTCTGGCGCTGTACATCGGTCAATAGCCGCTCTAAGCGTTCCACGATAAGGTAGCTTGATTCAACGGTGGTTGATGTTTCTACGGTGGTGCCGGGGAGCCTTTCTTCCCGACTGACTTTGGCATCTATCCGCTCAATGTAGGCCTCCTTGTCGTGGGCCTCTTTTTCCTTATCCTCATCCAAGCGGGTAAACGACCGGCTGGACTTGGATGTGTGCACCGACTGGATGTGCTGCTTCTTTTCCTGGACTGCGGAAATGCGCTGAAGCAGAAAGGCCTCCCGGGCAGTCAGCAGTTGAAGCTCCTGTATCAGCAGGTCTTCTGCATCCACATCCTTCGTGCAGTCCTGGATAGCTTTCTGATTCTCTTCCGAAAAGGCACCGAACATTACAGCGGACCACCCGCCGTGTTTCAAGGCATTCTGGTTTCCCGGCGGCGCACCACCATGATTGCCAACTGCATTGACATTGCCCGGCGGTGCACCCGGTTTCGGTTTTCCATCCTGCGGGGCTTTCGGGGTGCGCTTGGAGGATGCACCTTTGGGGTGCGGCGAGGTGCGTTTCTTGGGTGCACCCTTTTGTGCATCCCAATAGCGCTTCTTCCACGATTTCACAGTGTTCAGCGATACGCCCAGCTTCTTTGCGATTTCGGTGCATCCCATCCCTTTCTTATAAAGGGTGAACGCCTTATCTCGCGTTTCCATCTACATCGCCACCACTATCCTTCTTCATTTTCTGTCCCGGTGTCGGGCCGGGCCGTTGTGTTGTTCCAAAGAAAAAGCGCCAGCTCTTTGCAGAGCCAGCGCCGCGCCCCCTCTTACACGATTCTTGCAAGAGCGGTTTTAGAAATCATCATATTG